ACTGTCGTATTTTTCAGTACCTGACTTAATCTTTTTAAATACAACATCACCTTTAACACCATTGATTGAACCTTGGTACATTTCCCATTTGTACTTGTTATCGAGTCCAACCATTGAAAGTTTAAGGAATGTTATTTTGCGTTCAATTCTTCGCTTCCATGTTGTATGACAATCAGCAAGCGCTTGACCCATACAAACTATATCCATACCTCGATGACGGTGTTCAGCAATAAATTGTGTCATTTCATCAGATAGCTTTTGCCTGCCACTGGGGAAAAAGTTCTGGAGTTCGTCAAGAACAAGTAGGCAGTCGTTTTCAACAATTTCATAGACTGTGTGAACTTGTTCTTCAGTGACTTCGGTATAAAGTTCTTTAAGTTCGTCTACTGTTCGGCCTGTTAGTTCACTCACTTTTTCATAGTTAAAGCCGTTAAGTCGTGCAAATACTTTACGGCCTTTTTCTAATGAAGGAATGATGTGCTTTACTAGTGCTTCATAACTTTTACCAGAGCCTGGCAAACCTTCGTGAAATATAATCATGACATTACCACTGGAATAAGGTTAATACTTTGCGGGTTAATCGAAATGTATACCCTATTCCGATTATTCCTAATGCTTCACTAAAACCTGTAGCACCTAGCAAATAACCAATGTCGGGTGAAATAGTGCTAGTAAACTGACTAATGCCTGATTGTATAAACTGTGGAGGGTCTATCATTGCAAAAACATAGCGAAAGCCCTCTAAGAGTTTTTCAAAAGTTTGTAAGGTTAACCACATTAAAGCGTTAAGTAAGAAAACTAATATTTCATAACACCAGTCAATAAACGCTTGCCATTGTTCAGCAAACCAATCAATTAAATCATTCAATTGCAATCCTCCACGCAAAAAATCCAGCAACAAGCATTATTATTGCTTTAATAGCAGGTAAAATACTTTGAACAGCAGATGAGCAGAACTGGTCGATTCTTATGTTAAAACTTGCATCAAGTACAGTGACAGTCTCTTGCCAAGTTGGGCATGAACCACCAAATGAAGTTACAAAGAAATCATCAATAGCAGAAAATAAAGGTAAGCCACGTAATTCGTCCATGTGTTCCTCAAGAACTGTTCCAAAATTAGTTTGCTCCCAATCAAATTCTTCTATTTCTGTCCAAGCATCAGGCTTAGTTTCATAATCAATAATTGGTTTATCACCATCGTAAGTGCTTATTTTTTTTAATTCTTCCGTTTGGAATTCTAGTTGCTCAAGCGAACCCTCTTGGATACCTGTCTGTTTTTTCATTTCATCAAGCTGAGTATTAAGAGCGCCGACAATGCCATCTTCATCAACACCATTGATTTCTGAGGTGGTACCATCTTCACAAGTGATTTGTGCATCACCATTAGGTAATTGAGTAGTAGTGCAAGAGTCTCCATTTTTTATTTCAGCAGTAGACTCAGCGCAAGAAATCATAGCGCCTTGCGAAGTAGAAATTACATTACAATTTTCTCCATCTTCACCATCTTCGCCATCCTTACCATCAAGGCCATCAGCCCCAGCTGCACCAATTCCGCCTTGTATACCTTGTTCACCTTTATCACCCTTGTCACCTTTTTCACCCTTTAAATCTCCAAGCTCATTATTGGCAACCATTTCAGCAATTTTGTCTTTTGTTAGGAAAGAAGCTTCAATGTCTGCAATACGTTGATTATCTTTAGCACTGGCTTCAGCTAAACCTTTTACAGTATTCCAATTAATGGCAATTTGTGACTCTGGGCAATCAACTGAATAAATGCCGCTTGAATTATTTACAGTACAAAATTTATCTTCGGGTGGTGGGTCTTGTTCATCGTCTAAAAGGTTTTCAACATCTTTGCATTCATTACCAGTAAAAGTACCGCCACCTACTGGACTATAACGAACAAAGTTTTCACCAACATCTGTATCAATAAACACTGATGAAGTTGTTTCGCAAAGCTTAGATCCATTTTCTAAGCACTTAATTTTAGATGAGTCAGAATATTTATTTTTATTTACAGTGACAGAGTAAAAGGAACTGTCATTTCCAACTAAATCAGAACAAGATTTTTGGTCTGGGTCTTCATTTGGATCATTTCCAACTAATAGTTTTGCACAGTAGATTTGACCTGAACCAATTGGCCATTCAATTTTATGCTCATGTTGGGGATAAGCGTCAGGTGGACAATAAAGATCTTCAACTTCAGATTGTCGCCAAGAAACTTGATAACCATCATAACCGGCACGAACTACACAACCATTTTCATTGCTTGAATATAAAACTAACTGTTGACTTAAAAATCCCTCTTGCTGCTGTAATATATTTCCTTTTTCAACTTTACAATAAGGAGATAAAGCTGAAGAATTAGCTGCTATTTCATAAGCCCAATCACCACAAGCTTCAGGATATTGAACACTAAGTGAGTGACTGCCATTTCTATATGTAGAACAAACATAACCTAGTTTTGCTTCTGGTTGTTGTAAATTGTCCATATCATACTGACGATATTGTGGAGGGATTTCATCAGCTAAAACTATAGAACTAAAAACAGTTAACATCATCATACAAAACCAAAGCTTAATAATGTTAAAAGTTAATTTTAACGGGTGTCTAAGTGCATACTTAAAGCCTCGAAAACACCATGATAAAAATTTACTCGCTTTCGAAACCACGAATGACCGCAACGGCGCAAGCAATGCCAAGTGATGCATAGTAGAGTCCCCAAATCATGATAATTACTCCATTAAAAAAGCCACGCACCTGCAAAGAAACGTGGCTTGATGTGCGATTTTTGAAACAGGTTAAACGATGATTAACGGAACCAGCCGATAACCTTGTTATAACCCCACTTAGCTACACCGGGTAAAATCTTGATAGCTGCGATTGCTGTGATTGCTGCCACGATAGCTGTTGCGTCAATTGCGCCTGTAACACCTGTAAAATCCATAATGATTTCCTTTTAGCTTGAAAAGATTAATTTTTAAGTATTGTCGTTTTCTGGTCGAAACCAGTTAATTACTGTTCCATAGCCCCAAGCGGTCATGTAACAGATAATGACTAGTGAAAAGCCAGCAACAAATAATGCGGTTGCCTCTTCACTAGAAATTTCGTTAGGGTCAAACAACGAAGAACCTAACAAAAATTGTTGGTACTCGGTCGGCTCAAGCATGACAAAGCCAGTGCAGTCTTGGATTGATTGCGCGGTTGGTTTTAGTTCGCCGTACTCAAGCTGGACACAAGTAGCCATGATTAACTTGCCTTTTTATCTAGTACATTAGATGCAGGAATTAGTTGTAAGCCAAAACGATCTAACTCAAGTTGTCCGTATTGGTTAACCTTGAAACTAGATGGTGCTAATTCATATTCACCGACTTGATATGCATCATTGTGGTCATCATGTGTGATTTTAAATTCCACAGGAAAAACACCACCCATATGTGCATAAGCTTTCTGTTCATAAACAGTACGAGCTGGTTTATCACCTTTAGCTGGGAAAGTTCTTGGCGTTGGAATGTGTGCGCCGTTTGTATCGATAATTTGGATTCTCATTTGTCTGATTCCTTGTTGTAGTCATCAATCGCGGCACGTTGGCCGTCAGTAAATTGATTTGTGCGTAGTTGAAGTTTTGCGTATTCAATGAATCTATCGAATGAATAAGCGACGATAGCAATAGAAAAACATGCTATTGATTCTAGGGTGTAGCTACATGCCAAAAGCACGTAACCAAAGAATATTGATGTAATAATTAATGGGTTCATGACACCAACCTTAGAAAACCTTGGTTCTCTTTAAGTAAAACTTGATTTGATAAACGGTCAGGTTCTTGCCATCCAGTCGGGTGCTGTTTTGAAAAATCAACGTTAACCATACGAATAAGCGGAACAACATTTGACGCTGTTGCTTGTAGATTTTGTAAGTAGGCTTTTGGTACTACATTGGTGATCAACTTAATATTGTCATTGAAGGTTGAACTTGGAGTAGTTGCTTTTACTTCTTCCCAACCTTCATGTTTAAGTAAACGGAAAAAGCGGAAAAGGCGGTTAGCCTTAGCGTATGAAACTTTTTCCATGACAATATCAGTGACCTTATCACGTGAGTATGTAACTTTTTTATAATGCTCTTTTAGTTGAGCCTGAACTTCATCATCTGAGTATGTACGCATGGTTGCACCCTCGAACGTTTTGAATATGTCAGACCAAGATTGCTCCCATAACTTTTGTATTAAACACCCATCAAAATTGCTGCTGTATTCTTCGAATAGCCAAAGATTAGTAGGTATGCCTAAACGGTTTAACATGCGAGGCATTACACTAGCTTCGAAACGAAGTGCATTTTTAGCAAACTGTTGTACTTCTGGTGCTGTCATTGAATCAAGCTGACGTTTGAAAATTTGGTCTTTAGTTTTGTCGAATTTTGCTTGTGCTTTATTGGTTTGATCTTGTAGCTCAAACTGTTTTAAGTACGCTTTTAAACGTTTATGTCGTGACCCCTTACCGAAATAAGCGGTCGTATCAAATGCAGATTTAGCGCCCCTCGTTTGACCATTAGATATGTTGCGTAATGCGTGAATTACGTTCCGACTATCTGACTCGGTCGACAAGTGAGCGCTAAATGTGCAATCGATTTGTGCTAGTTCTGCGTTGTGGTACTCAAGAATTTCACCCATTTTAGGGAGTGCATATTCAAATGTGGTAATAAGTGCATCAATACATAGCATCACATCACATGTGCCAAATACGTTATGACCTTGAAGTAATTTTGCAGGACTAGCTTTTAGTTCTATGTGTGGATAGTAGTTGCTGCCCCCTGCTCTCACTTTGAAAGCAAGGTTAGCCCAAGAGCTTGGGAGTGATTCGTAAGGGTGACGCAAAGCAGACACTTCGGCCAAGCAGATATTTTCACTATCTAATCGATAATCGTTAGGTGTAAAAATCACGTCACCCGCTTCCATCTTACAACCTCTTTTTTGACACTCTCGCAAATCAATTAAACCACTTGCTCCATCTGGAGAAGCAGCTACAACTGATTCGTGAAAAGGTATCTTAATCCTTAAGAGGTCTATCATCGGAAAAACTGTCAAGTTAAATAATATTGCCAATATAGGATAAAATAATTTTACTTTCAAGATACTGGATAAAAAAACACTACTTATAATGACTATTAATTTAACCCTAAAGAAGCAAAGTGATGTTTGAAGAAAAAATAAAGTCATTGAGATTGGCTAGAAATCTTACCCAAGAAGATGTTGCAAAAGCGATAGGGACTACTAAAACAACATATATAAAATATGAAAAAGGAACTCAGTCGCCACAACTAAGCACAATAGAAAAGCTGGCCAAATTTTACGGTATGAGCCCACAAGAAATAATAAGTGATCAGGAAACTGATATAGATGAAAGATTAATAAGTAAAATAGGTCTTATTAAACAGCTGGGAGAAAAGGAAAAAGAATCGATAATAATGATGATTGAAAGCGTAGCATTCAAATATCAAACAAAATTACTATCGAGGCAATTTGAAAAATAAATCCGAATTTCGGCCAAGAGTCCACTATTAAAGTATGTGGACTCTCCCACCTACTGTACCTATTCTGATACATCGGTTTTTACTGAAACATGGGTTAGGCTTATCAAGGGCGCATGGCTGCGCGGGGTTTTTCTTCCAAAAATAGATGGTTTGCGCTTCGCTTGGTTACGGCCAATAACCTACAGCTTTTCAAATTACTTATGAGTGTGGCCTACGTTCTTACGAACAAGTCCCCAGTGGTACGTAATATCGGTGTTGATTATTACGTAACGAGTTAAATATTACGTAATAAATTACGTACCTTTTGAGTTGGTACGTAAAAAATAACATACCCATAATTGGCATTATGTTACGGGTTGCTTGCTCTGGGGAGCTTGCAATCGTTGTGCGCTTCGCTATTTTGCACAACGAATACCACAAGCGCCCCGCCAATAAACCATTTTGGCGCGGCACTTTCTCAACATAACACGTTTCAAATTATGGGTAGTTAGTGGTAGGTATGAATAAATGAATTTGTTAGGCGTTAAACGCTAACCCAAGGCTTTCAACAAGTTGAAAGGCTTGGGTTTTAGCGTTTAATTGTTGGTATACAAATCGTGGTACATTTCATCGGGCACTTGATTATCAAAATATTGATTAGTTGGTTTATATCTAAAAACTGCCGCTAAATGCTCACCTCTATAAGCTTCAACACCTAATAAGGTTTTCTTAAGTCGATAACCGAGCATCAATAATTCATCCCTATTGAAAGTATCGAGAACTTGCTTAGTGTTATTTTCAACAACCACTAACACATCAACAATACGGCCTTTATAAATTTCTTCATACGTGATCATCGCATTGTTATTTTGGATCATATCCCTAATTCGCTGATATGGGTCAGTGCTTGGCGGCTTAGGATTTTGGTTTTGTTTAGGTGCTGCTTTAGTTTGTCCAGTTGCAGGTGTTGCGGGTTGATTTTCAACTTTTGCTACTGGCCTGTTGCTAGGTTCGTTAGCGCCTTGTTTAACAATTTGGGTTTCACCACTAAAAAACGAACTTAAGAAATAAATTGCGAAACCAATTACACCTAAGAAAATTGGCAAGTAAAGCATGAACTGTTTTGTTTTAAATATGTTCACACGGTCATCAGAATAAACATCCGTGTTATCTGTTGTTAGCTGGTGACTTAAGTAAGAGCCAAAATATTTACTGTCGTATTTTTCAGTACCTGACTTAATCTTTTTAAATACAACATCACCTTTAACACCATTGATTGAACCTTGGTACATTTCCCATTTGTACTTGTTATCGAGTCCAACCATTGAAAGTTTAAGGAATGTTATTTTGCGTTC